TAAGTTATCAAGATGGGCAAAGCGCAAAGATGACATAGAATTCAGTACTGAATTGCAAATGGCACGCAATTTCATTGACAACCTTCGCATGACATTTTCAAAAGCAAAATTGTATTTCAAAGTTGGAAATCATGAGGACAGATTGGAAAACTACATTCAGGAAAAGGCAGACCAATTTGCAGGTCTTGTATCATGGCAATCATTGTTGGAATTAGATGCAAAAGGCATCAAGTTTGTTGACTCAAATCAATTGATGTTTTGTCATGGCACATGGATTGCACATGGACATGAAATCAAAGTAAACGGTGGGGCAAATCCAGCAGTTAATTTGATGAATAAAACATTGACAAATACATGTATGGGACATTTGCACAGGTCACAAACAATTCAGAAGAAAACATTGGATGGTGAATTTTTGCGTGCTGATGTCATTGGAACATTGTCAAAACTGAAAAGAGCATATGCACCATATACACAAAGCAATCATGGTTTTGCATTCATTCATGAAGATGGTGAATGCCAAAACATCAGGATTCAAGATGGTAAGGTGAAAAGATGACAGACAAAATGCATTGGATTGTTTTGGGCATGATGGCATGTGTTTTGGCACTTGGTTTCCTTATTGGGAAAGGATGCCAAGAAAACAGCCACAAATTGATTGTAAGGCGCGATACCGTAGAAAAGGTAAGAATACAGCCAAGAAAGGTTTTCATCAAACCTGATGTCCGTATCAAGTCAATTTTGATACCTTTCAAAGATACAATCTATGTGACAAAGCAAATTCCGTGTGATTCAGCATTCATTGCACAGGCAGACTCTGTCATCACAACCACAGGTGATACAATCAATGTTGCATTTTCACACAATCCATTGTCAGAATCATTTTTCCACATGATTGTCAAACCAAGACCTGATTCAATTATTTTTCGTGAAATAATTGTGGAAAACACAAAGATTGAAAAGCAGACAGATTTGGCATGGATTGTCAGTGCATTTGTCACAGGAATAGCAATAGGGATATTAGGAACAAATAGATGATAGTAAAAATCAAAGACATTAAAACGAATCCAAACAATCCAAGAGTGATTCGTGATGAACAATTCAAGAAACTTGTCAAGAGCATTCAGGAATTCCCTGAAATGTTATCTGTCAGGAAATTGGTATGCACACCTGACATGATTGTGCTTGGTGGCAATATGAGATTGAAAGCATTGCAATCAGCAGGCATCAAAGAGGTTGATGTAGAAATTGTTGATTGGGATGAACATAAGCAAAAGGAATTCATCATCAAAGACAATGTTTCATTTGGCGAATGGAATCATGAACAATTGGCGAATGAATGGGATGCAATTGAATTGCAGGATTGGGGATTGGATATTGATATTGATGCACAAATCGATGTAGCAGAGGAGGAAGAGGAAATAGTATTTGCTCAATCTGTACAATTAGAACCACCACAAGAATATATTGTTTTGATAGCAGATGCAAACAGTGAAGAATGGGAAGAAATAAAGGACAAATTGAAATTGAAAATAGTGAGAAAAGGAGGCTATAAAGCAGGGTCACCTTTTGATGCTTTGTCAATTGAAAGAGTCATTGCGTGGAGTGATTTCAAAGGAAGATATGTTAATAGCAGTGCCAAGTAAAAACAGGGCTGGTAAAACTACGACAAATAAAGTTTTGCCTAATTATGGGACTTTCTTTGTGCCGGAAAGCGAGATACATAATTATCAATATATCAAAAATGTAGTTGCAATACCAAGCAGTGTTCAGGGTATCACTCCAACAAGAAATTGGATATTGAACAATACAAATGAAAGGTTGGTTGTTTTTTTAGATGATGATGTAAAAACATGCGGTTATACAAAACTTGAAAGATACCAAGCTAAAAGGGTAGAAATACGCGATGAAGGATTTTGGTACGAAGAATTTACAAAATCTTTTGATGTGTGTGAGCAAATGGGGTACAAGATTTGGGGATTAAAAACGGAATCGGCTCCAAGGTCAGTATACCCCTACAAACCTTTTCTATTCAAAACTTATGTGACTGCAAGTTGTATGGGCATCATCAATGACAAGGAATTTCTATTTGACGAAAGATACAAGGTCAAGGAAGATTATGAAATATGTTTAAGGCATATAAAAAAATACAATGGTATTCTTGGAGTGCGCTACATTCATTGGGAAAATGAACATTGGACAACTGATGGTGGATGCAAGGACTATAGAACAATACAAATGGAGAGGGATGCAATCAAGTTGCTCAACAAAGAATATCCATCAATGATTGCGAAAGCAAAGAGAAAAGCAAATGAGTTTACAATAATACTCAATCTATGATGGCATATGATAAAAAGAAAATATTGAAAGATGCATTGGAACTTATTGAAAAACATCACTTGATTTTCATTGATGATGTCACATCTTTATTGCCTATCCATCGCGGCACTTTCTACAATTTCTTTCCAGTGAAATCCGATGAATACGACACAATAAAAAGATTGTTGGATAAAAACAGAATCAGCATGAAATCCAACATGCGCAAAAAATGGTATCAATCAGACAATGCCACATTGCAAGTTGCATTGATGAAATTGATTGCAACGGATGATGAAGCAGCAAGGTTATCAGGAACACCAAGAGAACAGAAGCAGGACAAAGATTCTCTTGTCATCAAATGGAATGATTTGAATGCAGGTTAATGTTTCATTGCATACCACACAAAAGCAAGTGATGATGAATCGCAAAAGATTCAACACAATTAGATGTGGCAGGCGGTGGGGAAAATCAACATTGGCATTTGCATTGGCATTGGAAACAATGGTAGAGCACAAAGGAAGCAAAGTGCTATATACGGCACCATCAAATGAAGAATTGAAAGGAAGGGAGCAGGAAGCACAGCAAATGTTTTTGAAAATTGGTGCCGATTGCAAACAAGGTGAAATTAGACTTGGTGATTCTTATTTGTATTTGAAAGGCATTTGGCGTGCTGATTCATTGCGTGGAAACAAGTATCACAGAATTATATGTGACGAGTGGGCACATTGTGAGAATGCAGAGGATGATTGGAATTTTGTCTTGTCTCCTATGCTCACTGATTACAAAGGTGATTCATATTTCTTTTCAACACCAAAAGGAAAAAATCATTTTCACCACCTTGATAATTTTGAAAATACATATGATGATTGGAAGTCATTTCATTATTCAACATATGAGAATCCATTGATGGATGCAAGTGAGATTGAAAGGCAAAAATCAATACTGCCATCAATTGTATTTGCACAGGAATATTTGGCAGAATATGTTGACAGGGATGCAGCAAAAGTCAAAAGAGAATGGATAAGGATATCAAATGTATTGGAGTCACAGGCATATTATATTGGCGTGGATTTGGCAATCAGTGAAAAGGAAAATGCTGACTATACTGCGATATGTGTCATTGGCATTACAGCGAAAAAGGAAATTGTGATTGTTGATATGATTCGTGGCAGATGGTCATTTGTTGAAATCGGTGAAAAGATTGTGCAAATGGAAAGCAAGTGGAAACCAAAGGTAGTGGCAATTGAATCGAATCAGGCACAGGCATGGCTTGTCCAAGAATTGAAACGCAATACGAGAATGAATGTAATTGGCATTCCATCAACAAAAGACAAAATGATCCGGTTTCAACCGATTGAAGCAAAATATGAAAGAGGCTTGGTATATCATGTGCCACATTTGATGCCTGAATTCACAGATGAATTGCTATCATTCACAGGCACAAAACAAGATAGGCATGATGATATGATTGATGCATTGTCAATGGCATTTAGTGCAATTAGAAAAACACCATCAGTACATGTATAGGAATTGAATATGTCAGTATACAACAACATTCTTGAAAGAGTAAAATTCATTGCAGGTGGTGTGCAGGCAAAACGAGACAAACCACCAATAGCATACCTGAATGATGGCAGGGGCATGACAAGTCAATCATCAGGGAATGAATTGACTGTAAGTGCTTATGGCACTGTATTCGCATGTTTACAAATGCGAGCCAATGGACTCATGTCAGTTGATATGCAATCATACAGGGAATTGAATTGGGAAAAGGAAGAATTGGCAAACAGTCATTGGATAAATAGACTGTTGTCAAATCCAAATCCCTATTTCACAACATCACAAATCATGAAAGGAATATCAAATTGGTATGATGTGAATGGCAATGTATTCCTATGGACACCAACACTTGGACATGATGTGCCATTGCAAATGTGGGTATTGAATCCAACAAGAATGCGAGTTGTCAGGGGTGGTGAAAATTTCATCAAAAAATATGTGTATCAATCTGCAAATGATGGTGCATTTGAAATTCCTGAAAATGAAATATGCCACATTGCAAATATCTTTCCATCATCATCAAAACCTGATGAACTTATTGGCATGAATATCTTTGGGCGTGGTTTGGTATCAGCAGTTTTGCCATATGCAAACATAGATGGTGAAGTGTCTGATTATCTACAAAGGTTGTTTGCAAATAATGCCGTGCCACCATTGGTTGTGACATCAACAGAGAATGTGGATGCTGAATTATGGCAATCATTGAAAGAGCAATGGAATGAGGCGTTGCCAAATTACAAATTGCGTGCTTTGTTATCAGGTGGACTAAATATGTCATTGCCACCTGAAATGCAAATTGGCATTTCATATGATTCAGTTTCAAAGGATGTGAGGGCACAAATTGCACAGGTGTTTGGAGTGCCATCAGGAATGCTCACAGGTGAATTTCAAAACCGTGCAACAGCAGAGGTGCAATATGCAGTATTCAGACAGCAGACAATTGACCCTGTTGCAATTTACATTGCAGAGGAATTGACAAGACATTTCAGAAGATTTGAAAACGATGTATTGATTCAGGCACAGGCATATGAATTTGCTGACATTGATAGCCAAATAAAACAAGAAGAATTTGAACTCAAATATGGCATCAAAACAATCAATGATGCAAGACGTGAAAGGGGGTATGATTCAATCAATGGTGGTGATGTTCCAATGCTTGTCAATGGCTTGGTTCCCATTGATACGGTAGTGAATATGCCTAAACCTGTTTCCGTTCAACAGAAAGGATTGCAAGGGGCAAAAATGGGTATTGTGCCACGGTCATTCCCTATGCAAACTGCAGAAGCAAGGGCAGAACATTGGAGACAATATGATGACATGGCACAATCAATTGCATCAAAACTTGGAATGGTTGTTGAATCATTTGTGCAGGATTTTGAGGCAAAGACATTATTGGCATTTGATGAAGGTCAAGACATTGCAAGTCAAATGAACTTGACAGAAGAAATGATTGAGCAATTGACAGAAACAGTCAATGGTGCAACAAATCAAGTGACACAGGAAGTGTTGGCAGAATTTGGATTGGGCAAAGAGGATTTGTCAGGTGAATTCGGACAACAGATTCAGCAAATGACAATTGATTTGAATGAAAATATTGTGGCATCAATTGAAGATTCAATGGATGTTATCAAAAGGGATGTCATTGAAACTGTTGCAAAGAATGCCACGCAATCAAAGGAAGTGATTGCAGAGATATTGCAAAGACAATTCAAAACACTTTCATCATCCCGTGTCAATGCAATTGCACAAACCACAGCAACATCAGTGACCACAGGAACGCAAAAAGGTGTGTTCACATCAATGGGTATCAAATCGATGTGGAATTCAAGACGCGATGGCAGGGTCAGACCATCGCACAAAAAAATGGATGGACAAAAAGAAAATGAATTGGGATGGTTCAAATTTAGTGATGGCACACAGATTGACAGACCCGCAGGAAAATCACAGGGCGGGCGTTCTGTCAAAGTTGAAAACATTGTCAATTGCAGATGTTATCTATTTCCGGTGCAAGAATGATGGCAGGATATGTATGGTCAAAGAATATAAGAGA